CCTTCATAGTACCTTACTTCAGGTATTTCAGGTATTTTTAACTCTATTTCATTTAATTTAACCTCAAATTCTTCATTTTTTGCATCTAAATGATAAATTTTGTCGCTTTTTAAATCAAAGCGTGACAAATTTTCTTGAATTTCAGTAATTTTTTCACTTAAGTCACCTAATTCATCATCGTAATATTTAATTTCTGGTATTTTTGGAATATCTTCTCTTACTTTGTTAACTAAAGTTAACAATTCTTGCCATTCTGGCGCTTTTACAACATCAATTATTTCTGCAAATGTTTCACCATTGGCATTTTCAATTGTTTGGTTATCTTCTTCTAATGGTTCTGTCTTATATTCTTCTACTGAAGGAAGTTCTTCGTTATTTTCAATAAAATCTTTATAAGAGGGGAGATTAGTATCCTCTACTATATCATTTATTGACGGCAAATCCTCTTTTTTAGACATTTTATAAGTATAATACTTTGGGATTTCTCTCCCTGATGTATTATTTATCAGATGAGTTATTCTTCAATAGTTTTTGCAAATCAGCAGTAGATCCAACAAACAATGCATTGTTTACTGTTGTTGGTCCCTTACTTATCTGTTCTTCATTGACATCTTTTAGTTTTTGTTGAAGAGTCATTAACTTATCAGTTGCATCAGCAACATTTTTAATCAATTGACCAGCAACCTCATATGCTCTAGGCATTTCACTTTCTTGTGCAAGTTCAAGAATGCCATTGATTGCTTCCTGTCCTTTTTCAATTATAGAGTAAAGATTACCTCTTGTGTATTCATAATCTTTTTCTACATCATCTTTAGTAAGACGTGCAGGTTTCTCTTTACCAATAGGTGTTACATCAACAATGTTGCTATCTGAGTTTGTCATGAGATACTGCCATCAAATCCAAAGTTGTCACCTATATCAATAAAGTTTGCATCATTTGATGTAATACTATACACTGATGCACCAAGAACATGAGCAGCTGCTGTTGTTTTATCTTGTGCTCTCTTCACTGTAAGTTTATTGCCAGAAATAGATTCAACAAATATTTCTTCTTCTCCCATATAAACATATGTTTTTGCTGTTACTGATCCACCATTTGCAACAGTAATTACAGTTTCTGTTTCGTCTACATCTTCTGCAAGTGTTGTAATTTCTGAACCATCATAATCTTTTGTTGCTCTTGGCACAACCTTATAGGTGACATCTCTTTCATAAGAGGTCCCTCTAAGACCTCTCTGACCAGCAACGTAACCAACTTGAACCTTCTTAATGATATCATCAGTAACATCTGCTATAGGACCATATAAGTAAGTTTTAGCTACAAATCTAAAAGTATACACTAACGCCCTTCTTGTATCAAAGTTTCCTTCATAATCATCTTCCATAGAAACATTTTCCAATTGCACTGGAACATTCAATGTTTCTTTCAAATCACCAAGCATTTTAATTGGAAGAGTGTATGATGGTTGAAAATATGGTAAAATTTGTTCAGTTATTTGGAGCATGTCATCATTTAACTTTGTCATTATAGACAATTCAAAACCCATATTGTATGGAACTGGAAGATAAACTTTTTTAGCCTTTGTTCCATCAGTTTCAGTCTTAAAAAATGTTTGGGACTGTGATGCCTTTCTACTAGGATCATAAGACAAATCTGTAAACTCAAATGACATTCTTGGCAATGTCATTTGAACTGGTTTATTAAGATCAGCCTGCTGTTCCATTCTGGCAAGGAATTTTTGCGTAGGACCATAAGAAAGTGGCACTTTAATGATACTAAAAGTATCATTATCAGCATCTTTTTTATGAACTTCTATTCCATTAAAAAGGGAACCAAAGGCAATAATAACTGATCTGAATATTTCATTGTAGAAATGTTCAAACATTTTTTTATAATTTAACTATACTTCTATTTAACAGTTTTTAAACTAGGGCATTCCAAAAGGATTGCCCTTACTGAAATCTATGATATCATCTGCTCTAGTTTCAATATTATCATTATCTGCAAAAGGATCAACTTGATCATTTTTATCTTGTATTCTCATAGTATGTGATGCACCTGATTCTGAACCCACAATTGTTTCTCCTGGAGTAAATGATCCATCTACCAGTGAAACCTCAAGAGTATTATTTACAGAATCATATTTTTTTACTCTTGCAGTTGTTCCAGAACTTGAACCAGTTACAATTTCATTAAAAATAAATGATCCAGTACTTGTTGATATAGGAGATGATAATATAATGGTTGGAGTAAGAACATATTGAGAACCAGAATCAATAATATGAACTGTTGCAGTGCCTGCTATACTTACAGTAGAAATTCCAACAGCTGTTGCAACACCAACAACTTCATCAATATAGTTTTTGAAACTTGAATCATTTGAAATTGTAATTGTTGGGGGTGTCAAGTATCCACCTCCACCATTTATAATATTAATTGCTGTTACTACCCCACACCTATCAATACCAAATTCAAATACTGATGTTGCAATTCCTACGTTTGTAGATGTATTGTTTATAGTTAAACTTGATACTCCAACAGAATTAACAAATGAATCACCTACAATAAAATTATACAGACCACTATATCCAATACCAAGTCTAACTCTGTCACCAACTATAATTCCATTAGTATTAATTCCAGTAATTATAGTTGATCCTGCTCCCAATGTGCCAGTTGTAGAAATTGAATTGAATCTAATAGTTGCAATACCAGTTGCTGTAAATTGTGTTCCTAATCCAGATGGTCCAGATATTGAAACTGTAGGAGTTGAAATATATCCAAATCCACTGTTTCCAATTGAAAGTGATGTTACTGATCCACCAGCAGAAATTACTGCAGTTGCAGTTGCTACAACTGGAGATGGAGCACTAAAGGATATGGTTGGTGTGACAGTATATCCAATACCAGTAGTAGCACTAGTTCCAACTACCCAAGGATCAGATTGATTAAATGATAAAGCAGTTACTACACCAGTGATTGGATGAATTGTAGCAACACCAACTGCTGTTTGGAACGGTGTCTCTGTACCTACACCAGTTCCAACAATAACAGTAGGAGAAGATGTATATGCTCTTCCTGTTGTACTAAAAGCAATAGTTGATGGGTCAAGAATAGTTCCTGCAATACCAATAGTAGCAGCAGCAAAACTGGTTCCAGGATGAGAAATACTTACGGTAGGCACTGATGAATAAAATCTACCCTCATCAGTAATGTTTAATGATAATACTGTACCACCAGTATTATTATAATTATCTAAAGTAGCGGTAGCAACTGCATTATCTCCAGTTCCTGTTGGTGTTGAAAATGTTACATCAGGTGCAGATTTGTAGAACACACCACCTGTAGTTCCTCCAGGGAATAGGTAAGTAGCAATACCAACACTTATAGTTGTGTTAATTACACTTGACCCTGCACCTGGATTTATTGGAATTCCAATTGTAGCAGTTGCAGCAGCTCCTACATGAACAGGAGTAGAAATGCCTACAGTGGGTGGACTTATATATCCTGATCCAGCATTTGTTAAATTTAAAGTCTTTATCCCTCCAACTTTTTCAAGAATAATTGTTGCAGCTGCTCCTACACCACCTCCACCAGTGAAAGTTACTATTGGAGTATCAACATAACCACAACCAGCATTTGTGAGTTTAACACCTACTACCTTTCCTGTTCCCTTTATACCATTACAACCAATATATCCATAATCCATTGAAGCAATTCCAACTGCATTCACTCCTCCTATAGGAGCAGCTGAAATAGCAACTATTGGTGCTGATGTATAACCATCACCCATATCTGTTATATCTACAGTTCTTACAGAACCTGAGCAAATTCCAGAAACAGATGCTGTTGCTGGTACTGCAACACCAATCAGAGTAAGTGTCTGAATGTAACCAATTTGTTCTATTTCATCATCAATAGTTTCTACACCAGTATCAAGAACTTCATCTTCATATCTGTAAAGTTGACATTTAAGAGTGTAGATATAATTTTTTTGTAATTGATAAAAAGGTTGTTCATGTTCAACATAGTTTATTTCAAATAATCTATCTCCAAGTGGAAAATAAATTAAATCACCTTCTTTTGGTCTAGTTGATAATTCAATAT